ACAGGCGATGTTAATCTTGGAGCCGATGCCGTACAGATTGGTGATAATGATGCTAATGCAACGCTTACTACACAAGGTACAGGGGATTTAATTTTAAATACAAACAATGGAACTAATGCTGGAAACATAACATTATTAGATGGTGCAAATGGAAATATTAATTTAGCTCCCAATGGAACAGGAGAAATAGTTGTTGGAGCTGGAGACGCGACTGGAGATATTACTAGTAACGGTGCATACGATTTAATTGTAGACACTAACGGAGGAACTAATGCTGGTAATATTACTTTAACCAATGGCGCAAATGGTGCAATTACTTTAACTCCAAATGGAACTGGAGTTGTAGATGTTGCAGGTTCAATGAACCCATCTGTATCTTCTACAGGCAAAGCATTAGTAATGGGATTTTAATAGGAGAAAAATATGGCAAGTGAAGTATTAAAAGTAGCTTTAAATAAGGAAATTACGAATACTGAAAAAGTTTTACTTACAGTAGCGTCTGGACACACTTATACGGTGTTGAACATTTCTATTTGTGAAACGGCAGGAAATGCGGAAACTTTTGATCTCTACATCGACGACAATGCAGGCGGGACTGATTATGAAATTTATTCTGATCAAGCCCTAGCTGCTAATGCAACTTTTGAGCATACGACAAGAATTGTTCTTGAAGCGACAGACACTCTTTGTTGTGCATTAGCGAGTACAGGAAATGTGGATGCTGTTGTTAGTTATTTAGATCAAACATTATAGGAAAATTTATGAGTGGAAGTATAGGTGATAATGTTTTCAGAGCTTCAGGAGTTATTGCTGCTGCGGCTGCTGGAAGAACAGGAACTGTAGATTGGCAAACAGATTCAATTAAGACAGCTACCTTTACCGCTACAAGTGCCGAAGGTTATTTTTGTAATACTACGGCTGGAGCATTTACAGTTAATTTACCAGCGGCAACCGCTGGAGATATTGTTTCATTAAAAGATTATGCTAATACATGGGATACAAATAATATAACGTTAGCCCCAAATGGAACAGACAAAATTAATGGTGTAAATGGGGCTGCAACTTTAGACACAGAAGATCAGTCTGTTACACTAGTTTATGTGGATTCAACAAAAGGTTGGCGCCCAGTTCAAGATTCAACTGCTACTGTTACTGGAAGTTCGTATGTAGCAGCAACAGGAGGTGATGCTACTTTAACTTGCGGAGATTATAAAACTCATGTCTTTACAGGTCCTGGAACGTTTTGTGTTTCAGTAAGTGAAGGACCGTTAGGAATTGTTGACTACATGGTAATTGCTGGTGGTGGTAGTGGAGGATCGACAGCTCATGGTGGAGGAGGTGGAGGTGGAGGTGGATTTAGAATGTCCAATGGTTATTGTCTTCCAGCAACATCTCCATTAGCTGCTCCAGCATCTTTAGCAGTTACAGTTCAAGGATACCCAATAACAGTTGGAGCAGGCGGAGCTGCTGTGCCAGCGCAGCCTGTACCAGGTATAGTGGGTGCTAATTCAGTTTTTAGTACAATAACATCCGCAGGTGGCGGATATGGAGGGGGTTCCCTTGCTGCTCCTGCAGGAGCAGGAGGAGCTGGTGGATCAGGAGGAGGCGGAGGTGTGCTCGACGCGGTGCAACCTGCTGTACCTGGTGGTACAGGTAATTCTCCACCAACTAGTCCTCCACAAGGAAACACTGGTGGAAGCGGATTGGGAGCTATTGGTCCACCTAGTGCATCAAATAATAGACAGGGTGGAGGCGGAGGAGCTGCTGGAGCTGTAGGTACAAGTGGAACACCTAGTACACAAGGTACTCCAGGAGGTGATGGTTCCTATTTTGACGATGACGGTTTTGGTCCAACAGCACCTACTTATGGAACTCCAGGTCCCGTAGCTTCAACAAGATATTTCACTGGAGGCGGAGGTGGTGGAGTTGGATGTGGAGGAGCAGGTGGAACTCACGGATGTGGAGGAGCAGGTGGGGGCGCAAATGGTGGTGGTGGTCCAGCAGCAGATAGTGAAGCTGGAACTGTTAATACTGGTGGAGGTGGAGGAGGAGGCCACGCTGGTCCAGCTTACAGTAATGCGGGAGGATCAGGTGTTGTAGTAATAAGATACCGATTTCAATAAAATTATGGCACATTTTGCAAAAATAGGTATGAGTTCAAAAGTTATTTCAGTATTGACTTTAAGTAATAAAAATATGCTAAACGCTGACGGTGTTGAAGATGAATCAGTAGGACAACAATATTTAGAGAGGCATAATAACTGGCCTGCTCCAATGTGGATTCAAACCTCTTATAATACTAGAGGTGGTAAACACTATGATAATAAAACTAGAGAATTATCAGTAGATCAATCTAAGGCATTAAGAGGAAATTATGCTGGCCTAGGTTCTATTTGGGATGAAGATAATAATATATTCTACAGGAAAAAACCCCATGCTTCATGGGTATTAAATACTTCTGAAGCTAGATGGCAATCGCCAATTGGAGATGCTCCAGATTTAGGTGCAGAATCACAAACTCATCTTTACGTCTGGAATGAAACAGATCAATCCTGGGATAAAACAATAATCCTTACCTAGATAATTTTAAAAAAATATGATAAACCATAGCTGGTGGATATGGAAAAGAAAGTATTATCTGAAATAGCTTTATATCAGGGCGACATTGCAATGCCGAAAGGCTTTGAAATTAATCGTAATAAACTTCAAGAAGACATTTTAAAATCACACATTAATAATAAAGAATTTCCTTATTCAAGGGAATGGGATAAGCTAACTACCTATTTAAGGGAGCATATAAAGGTGGAGTATGGATTTACTTTAATTAATAAAAAAACCACAGGGGAAGTTTATAAGCCTCAAGAAATTTCCATTCCTTTACTTAATATAGATCCAGTAGATTTAAGAAACTCTCCTGATTACATCTTGTTATATGGGGTAAATGTTAAAGATTGTAGTGTTAGGATTCATTATGATGACAATAGAAGAGCAGGAAGAAGTTGGGATATACCTTTAACCAATAATAAATTTATCATGTTCCCCTCTATGCAAATGTATTATATTACCAACACTCAAAAAGATTCACTTAACTTTATACAAACAATTACTTATGAATACATATAAACCATTAGTGGCACAAACTACTTTAGTTGCTTTAAAAGATATACAATCTAATAGATTAAAAGATTCATATAAAGAACATCCAGATGATGTAAAATATCAGGAAGTTGAAAAAGCTGTTTTAAAAGAAGGATTATTAAATCCAATTAGAATAAAAAAATCAGATATGGTTGTTGTGGCTGGAAATCAAAGATGTTGGTTTGCTAAAAAATATGGATACACCCATATATCGGTGGAGTATGTTGAATGAATCTATCTAATTATTTCTGGTATTTTAAATCTGCTCTTACACCAAGATTCTGCGATGAAGTTATTAAATATGCTTTAGAGAAAAAAGATACCATGGCCCTTACAAGTGGGTATAGCAGAGATAGAAATTCAAAAAAGAAATCTTTAACTAAAGACGAAGTTAGAAATTTAAAATATAAAAGAAATTCAGATTTGGTTTGGCTAGACGATACTTGGATTTATAAGGAAATACATCCCTTTGTCCATAAAGCTAATAAGAATGCTGGCTGGAATTTTGACTGGGACTTTTCGGAGTCTTGTCAGTTTACAAAGTATAAATTGAATCAATACTACGATTGGCATTGTGATGGTTCGGACAAAATTTATGATCAACCCAAAACTCTTTCCCATGGAAAAATTAGAAAATTATCCATGACTTGTCAATTAACCGATGGATCAGAATATAGTGGTGGAGAATTAGAATTTGACTTTAGACAATATGATCCACCCCAAAGAGATGAAGCTAAACATTTAAGAAAAGCAACAGAAATATTGCCTAAAGGTTCTATTATTGTTTTTCCTAGTTTTGTTTGGCACAGGGTTAAACCTGTAACGAGAGGAGTAAGATATTCACTTGTCTTATGGCATTTAGGATATCCATTTAAGTAATGAATATACATGAATATTTTAAAACTCCTATGTGGGCAGAAGATAAACCAGAATTTGTAAAATCATTAAATAGAGCTAGTGATAAATATATTAAAGAAGCCAGAAAAAGAGATAAAAAATTAATTAAAGCTAACGGAGATTTTGGACTATCCCACCATTCCACTCCCTTAACAAAGGATAACGATTTTTTAGATTTTAGAAATTATGCAGGGCAAAAGTCTTGGGAATTTTTAGACCACCATGGTTATGATATGAAACAATATGTAACTATATTTTCTGAAATGTGGGTACAAGAATTTTCTAGAAAAGGAGGGGGTGCTCATTCAGCCCATATTCATGAGAATCAGCATGTATCAGGATTTTATTTTTTAAAATGTAGTGATAAAACTTCTTATCCTATTTTTCATGATCCAAGAACAGGGGCTAGATCTACTAAATTAAAACTGAAACCTGAAGCAAAAGGTGTCTTTCATGGGAGTGAACTTATTCATTTTAAACCCAAGCCTGGAACTTTAATTATTTTTCCAGGTTATTTAGAACATGAATACGCAGTCGATCATGGCAAAGAACCTTTTAGATTTATCCATTGGAATATCACTGCTATCCCTAAAGAGATGGCAAAAGATGTTTAAAAAAAATAAATATGTAGTTATTAAACAAGCTATTTCAAACGATCTAGCAGGATTTATCTACAATTATTTTTTAATGAAAAAACAAGTTTATGATACTTGTTTAAAATCTAGATATATTTCCCCTTATGAAGTTTTAGTAGGATATTATGAGGCAGAAAATGAACAGATTCCCAATACCTATTCTAGTTATGCAGACATCGTTATGGAAACTTTAATGTTGAAATGTCAGCCGATTATGGAAAAAATTACAGGATTAAAACTCCAACCAGCTTATACTTATGCAAGAATTTATAAAAAAGGAGATGTTCTTAAAAGACATAAGGATAGATTTAGTTGTGAAATATCTACCACTATGTTTTTAGGAGGTGATTCTTGGTCTATCTATTTAGATCCCACTGGGGCTAATAATATTATTGATGAAAAGAAAAATTTAATTAAACCCAATGCTCCAAAAGGTATAAAAGTAGATCTTAAACAAGGAGATATGTTGGTCTATCGCGGTTGTGAACTAGAACATTGGCGAACTAAATTTAAAGGTAAATCTTGTGGTCAGGTATTTTTACATTATAACAATCATAAAACTCCAGGTTCACAACAAAACCTTTTTGATAGACGACCTCATTTGGGACTTCCCTCTTGGTTTAAGAAATGATCTAGC